AATACCGGCTGAACTATGATGGTTGAACTCTACTCGCCAAACATTCTGAAAGTCGATTCCAAGACCAAGACGAAAGTTTGTTGGCCCAATTAGTTTACTTCCTGAATTTTTAGAAGCACCTATACGCACATACGGTTCAATCCCATATACGCCCCAGCCTGGTTTTGTCAGATAGCTTACTGTATAAATTTCGACTTGCTCTTGAAATCCGTTCTTGGTTTTACCATCTTCAACGAGAGCTGCTGAGAACTCCCAGTCATTGTACTCATAACTTAATTCACCAACCTTCAGTTCTGAATTGACAATCGTTTTACCAATTGAAACTCGAACACCGTTCTCTTCAGCATCTGACTTAGCAGAATATCCTGCCAAGAGCAGAACGATAATGAAAGCGATAACTCCTAATGTTGTTTTGTTAAGGTTCTTTAGCTTTTCTATCATGTTGTTAATTCCTCTAAGCCTGAGCTTGAAATTGCTCGTGGAATGATGTATATATTTTTAAATTGTCACCCTCTTTATCTGAGATGTTAGGTGTTATACCTTCTGCAATTAATCTAGGCATATTAGTTGCCTCCGGTTAGCGTGATTAGTTCGGTTTCTGATAAGGCTGTTGGAAAGATTCGGAAGTCTTTTATGGTTCCGTTTGCAGCTTGAACGCCATTAAACGAGCCAACAGACAGAAAGTTATTTAAGTCGGTTGTTTGCGTGGCGCTCGCGGCGACTCCATTAATAACTAACGTCATGGTTGATGATGTTGAGTCGTATGTAAAGGCAAAAAGAAATTCATCTTTAATGGGAACTGTGGCCGAAGAAACTAACGTATTATCAGCACCAAGTATAATAAAATTCACACCAGCATCTCTACGACACCTAAAACCACCAATAGAAAACACATACCCTACTGTGTCCGTAACCGTCCCTCTAAAATAAATTGTGCATGATTTCGGATTAAACTCATCCCCCAACGCCCTTGAACAATTATCAACCGCCCTTGTTACTTGTGTTCCTGCTGTGGGGATGTAGCTTGTGGGGAATGAGCCTTGTTCTAATTGTACGCCCCATACATGGAAGGTAACTCCAGAACCGTTAGGTTTAACCAGCAACCTCGAAAACCCAGTTGCGTCAGCGGTGTAAGGAACTGAAACCCTCGTCCATTCTGTGACATCCACGGGCAGCGTAACGTCGGCTAAGCTGGCTGAGCCGTCTCCGTTTAATGCCTTTACTTCCGTTCCAGCAGGGACGTTATTTACCCATATACTCACCACATAAAGTACGCCAGGCGGGGTGGCAATAGTATCTGACTGAGTTACGAGGTATCCCGAGGTACTCTCCGTGATTAGTTCAGCCGCCGTTAAGGTTCCATCGGGTGACTTATAGCTGTTATCCTCGGCTACTAAGCTCGATAGATTCCATGTGGCCGTATTCGTAAATTCTTGAGAGTGTATATGAAGATTTGTCCTCTGTTCCTCAATCAACAACCCCTCACGATTACCCACAAGCCTTTGCTCATCAGTCAATACTTCCTGAATCTTTCCTGTAGCTGTGCGTGCTGTTGCAGAAGATGCACGAGTGAAGTCCAACGCCTCATTGAAAGGCATTTGCGTCAGACTGTTGACCGGCCCTTCATAAACTGCGTATTTGTTATTGGCAAAGTCCAGTGACAACGTGGCTTGATTGAGCAGGTCTTCACGAAGAACTCTACTATTGTACGTTTCTACTTGAAGCTTTTCAGCAACATCACTCTGTAATTGAGAAATGTCAGATTGCGATTGGGTAACTTCTCCGTCAAGAGATGCAACGTCATTGATGGAAGTGACAAGTTCTTTAAAGTTATTATCCATCTCTTCATACGATAGAGTTCTGTCAACTCCACCATTAGACGCAAGTCTTAATGTGATATTGTTAGGATTTGCCATTTGATAAACCTATATAGTGAATTCTGTAATAATTCTATTTATATAAAATAAACTTAATAAGATTTACTGAGAATCTAAACTAGTATAGAATAGATTTAATAATTCAATTTATTAAGGAGTAATTATGTATAGACTGGCTATCATTTCAATTGACTCAGGTCATTGTATTGCAAATCCTATTTATAGTTCGTTTGAAAATGCTGAAGCAGAACTCAATGGATATTTGAATGCAAGACACCATGTTATATATAGACTAGATTCAGACTGTGGTAAAATATTCTTTATTCCAGTAAAAGCTAACTTATCTTTTGTAATTGAATCTGCAGAATCTGCAGAAGATGAATATAATAGTAATGAATAATTTGTTAAGGATAATTTGATGCTTCATATTTTAAAAGAACTCGAGTCACATTCTGGTCGTAATGACAAAGAAGCGATTCTGAAAAAATTATCAGAGAAAGAAGCCAAAGCATTTAAGTATATTGCTTTTCTTACTTACGATCCTTCTATTAATTTCTATACCAAAGCATTCAATACTAATGTTGATCAGCACGTTGGTTGTGTTACATTAAGTCAAGCGTTATATGATCTTCAAAATACAATTGCAACACGTCTTATTACTGGTAAGAAAGCTAAGACTTGGATTGAACAGCAATATGAAATGCTTAGTGAAGATGATGCAGAAGTATTTAAGCGTATTGTAAAACGTGATTTGAAATGCGGTATTTCAGAAAGTACAATCAATAAGATTTTTCCTGGAACCGTTTATGAAGAAAAATATATGCGATGTTCTTCATTTAGCGAAAAGAATATGAAGAATATCTCATTTCCTTGTCTGTCTCAAACAAAAATGGATGGACTGTATGTTGACATCATTGTAAGAGATCGTCAAGTACAATATGTTACACGTGGTGGTTCATATCTAAACATCGGTGGTATTTTAAACAGTATCATTCCTCAAAAGATCAACAATACTGTTTTCAATTGTGAAGTGGTTGCTCTTAATGATGATAAAGAAACTTACATGGATCGCTCCAAGTCAAATGGATATGTCAATTCAAGCAGAGTTGATCCTGAAAGGTTAGTCTTTATCATTTGGGATACGATCTCTACAGATGAATATGATGCTAAGAAATCAGATCGTGAATATCAAGAAAGATTGGATGTAACAAAAGATGCTGTTCATCTGGTCAATCATAAACGTTTCAAGCTTGTTGAGAATAAAGTTTGTAATAATGCAGATGATGTAATTGAACACTTCAAAGAAAATCGTGAGAAAGGTGAAGAAGGTACAGTTGTTAAAGATTATTGTGGAAAGTGGAAAGCTGGTACTTCTAAGCATCAGATCAAAGTTAAGATCATTTTTGATTGTGAATTGAAATTGGTTGGTTGGAAGAAAGGATCGGAAGATAGCAAACACAAAAACACTTTTGGTTCTCTGATCTTTGAATCATCTGATGGGTTACTTGAAGTGGCTCCTGGGATTGGATATAAAGATGACGAAAGACCGTTTATCTTTATGGAACTCGAAAAGATGATTGAACAAGGTGCTGTTGCAACAATTGCAGGTAATGATATTGTTGAGTCAGACAGCAAGCCAGGAATGAAATCAATATTTCTACCACGATTTATTGAATTTAGATCAGATAAATTAAAAGCAGACAGTCTTGATAGAATTCAAGAACAACTCAATTCATGTTTAGACATTCTTAAGAAGATGGAGAAGTAATATGGAACCTGATGAAACAATAGTAGAGCAAAAAGAACAACCTAAAGAACAAAAATATAACTACATTTTCCAATTGGTGAATGTAGATAGTGGTAAATTGATCTTTCAATCAGAGATTATCAGTTACGAACAGATGAATCAGATCGTTGTTACTTTTGAAAATACAGACGGCGGCATTCGTAAGATTCGTGCAAAGAATTCTCAAGGAGTTCCATGCATCTTTCGTGAAGAACATTTTGATAAGCTCTTTCTAAAATTTCAAACAGCTCAAGCACAATAAGGTTATCAGACTATGAATAGTAGAATTAAGCTAACACTTGATGTAACAAAAATGGATAAAGACGATATGTATAGGATTGATCTTGAAGACAATCCTCATTGTGAATTCTATGTTTCACGAGAAAAAGGATTCGATAGTAAAGTATTCATTGACTTTAAATTGAATGAAGAAGATTATTTGGAGCACATTACAAAACCAAAAGTGTATTGGATAGAGCCTTCTACAGAATCAGAAGTTAATATGCTTATCGTTAAGCTATTCAATAAACTTGGATATAACTTCTGGCATGCTGTGTATAGTAGTATTCGTGATCGTAGTGGTATTTATCGAGATGGTATTTATCGAGATGTTATTGCAGCTTGGGAAGAAGATTTGTCTTCTAATAATAAAAAAATGCTTTACACGAATATACCGGGTCCATCTCATGCATCGTATGATATTAGAGAAATCAATATCAATGAACTCATTTACATGGTAGAGCAAAGACATGAATCCCAGTAAACCATTTGCTATAATCTTTAACGGGCCTCCTGGGTCCGGTAAAGATTACATCTGTAAAGAGTTGGTTGCAACTGATGAGCCTGTCTTTCATAAAGAGTTTAAGCATCGACTCTATATGCTCACTATGAATATCTATGGAATTTCTCCTGACGTATTTTGGGAAATCTATAATGATCGTGAAATGAAAGAAAAACCATTAGATGTCTTTGGTAGTCTATCTGCTCGTCAAGCAATGATCAAAGTATCAGAAGAATGTATTAAGCCAGCATTCGGTAAAGATTACTTTGGTTTAGCTGCAGCTAATAGCATGATGCCTGGTATGAATGTTTTCTCTGACGGCGGATTCTTAGAAGAGATTGAACTGGTGTATGATGCCACTAAAGGACAAATGCTAATTATTCGTCTTTACTCTCCTAGTTGTGATTTCAGTTCTGACTCTCGTAGTTACATTCAACAATTTAAAGATGTTCCTATTGTTGATGTCTATAATGATATGACATCGCAATTTGAAAATTCGTGTATTGAAGCAATTATGAAACACGTAAGAAAACAACCAGACGGCAATTATAGACTACAAAGGATAAAGTAATATGTTAAAAACGAAAACAGAGTATGGATTTGAAGTTGAGCTTGTTGCTGATAGCAAATCAAACGATGATAAACGTATTAGTACTTTTGTTCTAACATATCCACGATTCATTCATGCTGAATTAATGACACATCGATTATTTACACGAAATGCTATGAGTAGTCGTGCTGTTCCTGTTAATAAGATGATTGATCACATTGAAAAGAATATAGCAATGCCTGTTCATTGGGGTAAGAATCAACCAGGAATGCAAGCGAAAGAAGAGCATGATGAAGAAGTATGCATTGATCTAAACTGGATTCTTAGCGGGCTTCATTACAAATTGCCAAAAGTTCGAGCATGGGAAGAAGCGATGCGTTTCGCGGTGTCTGTGGCACGTGGCTTTTCAGATGCAGGTTACCACAAACAAATTGTGAATCGTATTCTAGAGCCATTCCAGTTCATTCGAGTGGTGGTTACTGCAACTGAGTGGGATAACTGGTATTGGTTACGAGATCATGCAGATGCACAGCCAGAAATTAAACATCTTGCTCAAGAAATGTTAGCACTACATAATTAATCTACTCCACAATATTTGTCTCATGACAGTTGGCATACACCTTTCTATGGATCTGGATTCTGGACAGAAGATAAAGATGGTGTTGATTTCTTTGGTGTAACTCTTGAAGATGCATTAAAGATTAGTTCAAGTTGCGCTGCTCAAGCATCCTTTCGTAAAGCAGATGAATCAATTGAAAAAGCAAGAAACATTTATCAGCGTCTCGTTGAATCTGAACCTGTGCATGCGTCTCCTTTTGAGCATCAAGCAACGCCAGTTGAATATGCGAATATTCAAGATATTGCTGAACTTAAAAATGAAGTTGGTGCTACTCACATTGACATACACGGAAATGTTTGGTCAGCAAACTTTATGGGATGGATTCAAAATCGGCAGTTAATCAAAAATAACGCAAGTTGGAACTATGAGGGTTTAAATGAGTCAAAGTAAAATTGGATCAATCGTAGAGCAAGTCATTAATATTAGTAGTGGCTTTGTTCTTGCGATGATCATCTTTCAGTTTATTGTGATTCCATTTTGGGATTTACAAATTGGTGTGGCAGAAAACTTTTGGATTGCATGCATTTATACAACTGCATCATTGATTCGTGGTTATTTGTGGAGACGATTCTTTAATTGGTGGGATTATCATGAAGGCAAAGAAAAGACAATTGCTTTCTTTGCAAGGATCAGAGATAAATTTAAAACAGTTCTTCAAGTGATAGACTGATAGTAGAAAGAAGGGATCGCTTGATCCCTTCTTCTTTTATTTGATTTTCCATGCTGTGGCTTTTGAACCTTTCTGCCAACGAGCAAGTGGTAAGAATACTGCAAGTTCCCAACTGCTTGGTGGAATCTTAATAAATGATGATTTGATTTCTGATAACTTATACATCTTGACTGAATGCTCAAAATACTTTGAACCAGACAGCCCCTGCAATACCTTCCAACTAATCTTCAGTTTAGTTGACTCATCATATCTTTTTCTATTACGAGTTTTGATCAATGCTTTCATTGCTGTAAATCGAGCAGCAGGTGGAAGATAGTGTAGATTGATACCTAGCATATACTTCTGACCGTTCTTTGCTGTAAACTCGTCCCATGGAAAGATAAGTGGAAATCTATCCCATACAGGAAGTGTATCTTTATGTATTGCATCATACTCAAAGAAGTACATTGAACCTGGAATAACTTTCTGTCTCCAAAGACTTCTATCACGAAACATTCTATCCGTACGTACTCTATTAAAAGAACGTGGCACATACTGGCTAAACCACTTCAACGACTTTTCTGTATTACGGCGATTAGCATCTTCATTATTTTTATAGAAAGACTTCTCGATACTTTGAAGAGTATTGAGTTCTGTCTTAGTTGTGTTTTGAAGATCACCGTCATCAGTTGTCTTTTTCTTTGTCATGTAATAAATCCAGATAAATAGTAAGGTATATTCATATTTATTAAACGAGATTCAAATGGCAACATTTCAAGAACATATTGCATATTTAGCAAAGAATGGTTTGGCAAGAACAAATCGATTTCAAGTCATTATTCCTTTGCCACAAAAGCTATTAGATAAAACATCAAATACCAAACAAGATAAAACAAGTTCTTTCTTTGGTTCTGATGTCATTCAAACTATTAGTTCTTTTGTCGGCGGTGGTACGGCTGAGATTTCTCGTGGCCTTGATATTATGGTTGAGTCAACTGACATTCCCGGAAAGAATCTAGTCACTACTGAAATCAAATACAATGGTGATTATTACAAACTTCCATACGGTGTTGTCTACGAAGCTCAATCATTTACATTTAATGTCTCAAGAAATATGTATGAAAAGAATATCATTGATGAGTGGATGAATATAATCTTTGATCCTATTAAGCATACGATAGGATACATGGATGATTATGCAACAACCATTACGATTAATCAAATGGATGAGCAAGATAATATTGTTTATTCTATTCAATTGAAAGATGCTTTTCCAACAATGTGTAATCCTGTTACGGTTTCAAACGAAGAACGAGATTCATTTGTTAAGCTAACAACAAACTTTATGTTCAAACGCTGGGAACGAGTAGGCGAGCAGGGTTCAGATGACCCTGGTGTGAGTTCTCTGACACAAACTCCGCTTGGACCTATAGTAACACCAATACTATCAAATCCTGCTGTACAGGGTGCTATAACATCTCTAGAAGATCAGACTGGTTTAGACTTAGATGGGGAAGCTGCAAACATTTACAATCAAGTAGACAATATAGTGAAAGGATCAACCGGAACAGATTCAAATAAGATTGCTTCTTATGTTGAACAAATGAAAGCTCAAGTATCTATAAATGGTAACATTACAGAGACTCAAAAGGGTCAACTGGTCAATAAATTCAATGACGTTGTGTCAAAGCTAAGAGGTTAATAGAGTATGAGTCTACCAAAGATTAGTGTACCGTATTACAAGCATCATTTAAAAGGTATTGATAAAGAGATTAAGTATCGTGGATTTACTGTACGCGAGCAAAAAGTTTTATTGCATGCAAAACAAGAAGATACACCTGAGCAAGAAATTGATGCTGTAAAACAAATCGTAGAAGCATGTACTAATAACCAGTTAAATGTAGATGATCTTCCGTTCTTTGATATTGAAGATCTGTTTCTACGTATTCGTGCTAAGTCAGTCGGCGAACAGATTGATGTTTACTTTAAAGACTATACAGCAGAAGACAAATCTCTGAAGATTACAATTGATCTAAACAAAGTCAATGTAACATTTCCAGAAGATCATGACAAGATCATTATGATTGATGATGACCTCGGAATGAAAATGAAATATCCGTCATTCAATTCTATCTCAAAAGAGATGGGTGATTTTGATATGATCAAAGAATGCATCGATGCTGTTTTTCAAGGTGATGAAGTATTTGCATTCAATGATAACACTGAAGTAGATAAAGATGAATTCATTGATGACTTTGATAGCGGTGTCCTATTGAAGATTCGAAAGTTCTTTAAGACAATGCCGCGTATTCGATATGAACAAGAAGTTACATTGTCAGACGGAACTAAAGATAAGATCAAGTTAGAAGGAATCAAAGATTTTTTTCAATAGCGCTCAGTCATGAGGACCTCTTCAGCTATTACAAAAACAATAGCAGGATGCTCTTTAGATTGAGAGGCGAATTTGAACAATTGATCACTCTAACAGAGCTAGAAGATATGATGCCGTTTGAAAGACAAGCATACTTCCTATTGATTGAGCAGAGACTAAAACAACGAGAACAAGAAAAGGCTAAGAAAAAATGAGCATGGGCAATAACAAAGCTTTAAAACGAACATTAATGGATGTTCGTAAAAAGAGACGAGATGTTAAGATG